ATGCACTGGAAGGCCATGAAGGAACGGTTTACCGGACCTGCCTACCGACACGAGAACTACGTCGAGGGTGCTGACATTGAGAACATCGTGGGCCAGTATGTGTCGCTGGTTCTTCCCCGTGTTGCCTACGACTACCCCCGTATCCACGTTACGGCTGATGACCCCCAACAGGATCGTCGTGCCAGAGCGTTGGAGTTGATGCTGAACCAATGGTCCAAGCGGTCTGCCTTGCGTCCGACACTGCAAGAACTTGCAACTGATATGTGCTTGCTTTGGGGTGTTGGCTTGGTCACCCCAGAACCAGTGAAGCACCTTCGCCGCATTGACATGGGCGGGGCTGGTCTGATGCCACGGGTGTATCGAATTGCACCCGAGAACTTCTTTGTCGATCCGTCAGCGGAGTCACATCGTGAAGCCCGCTACTTCGGTCATGAGTACCCCATCGACATCGAAGACCTCGTTGCTATGGCGGAAGATCCTGAAAATAAGTTGGATCTTGAAGTCGTGCAGGAACTCAAGAGTTCATACGACACATACCGCGAGAAGTTTAGAACTTCCGTAAAAGATTTGCCAGAACGTGACCAGACCATCATGATGGAGGTTTGGTGTCCTGAACTGGAAATCGAGGGTGCGGAAGACGGCGTTCACCACGGCGGGCTGCTGAAGTTTGCCATGAGTGCCGAGAACGACATCGTCATGGTCGGTGAGCCAATCCCGTACTACGGACCCGCCTGCGGCCCGTACACCATGGTCGGTGCATACGAGGTTCCGTCTGACGTTTACCCACTTAGCCCTATGACCATGGCGTTGCCGCTGATCGAGGAAGCCAACGATCACGCCAAGACCATGTCCTACTCCGCTGGTGCTTACCGCCGATTGATTGCGGTTGACTCACGCGGAACCAAGATGGCCCAAGACATTGCGTCTACCCCTGACTTGTTTGTTGTCCCCACTGAAAACTTGGACCGCGACCGCGTGGTTCCCATGGAAATCGGTGGCGTGACTCAACAGCAGATGGCCTACCAGAACATCATGTCCGCCCGCCTTGACCGGCTCACGGGCATGTCAGAAGTGATTCGAGGATCGGTATCTGGCGATGCCACAGCAACGGAAGTATCAGCCGCATCAGCCTCATCCGGTCTTCGACTCGCATACATTCAGCGACAGTTTGCTGAAGCCGTCAACTCCATGGCCTACAAGGCGGCGTGGTACGTCATCAACGACACCACCGAACTGCCTATGGGTCGTGAGGCTGTTGAAGAGGGCATGCCTGCAAAAATGCCCGGCACAGAACTGGGCGTTGATTTGTCTGAGTTGACGCTTGATGTTCAGGCGTACTCAATGGAGCGAACCTCCGAAGCCTTGCAACAACGCCGTGCCGTTGAATTGATGCAGATCATTGGCAACATCGGGCAGCAGGCTACGCAGATGCCGTTCATTGACTGGCAGCGAATGATGTCCGTGGTGGGTGATGCACTCAACATGCCTGACATGGCGGACATCCTGAACCTCGATGAACTTAAGCGTATGACCGAGCAGGCGCAACAAATGCAGCAACAGCAGATGCAGATGCAGCAAGAGCAGGCTCAGGCTAACGTGGAGCAGAAGCAAGCGGCTGCTCGCTCAAGAATGCAGCGTGGTCCAGCCGATGCAGGTACAGAAGCACGCAACCAACAGCGTGCCGCAGGTGAAAGTGGTGGCTTCTAATGCCCTCATACGACTTCAAACGCGAATCTGACGGCAAAATCGTGGAGATGTTCTACCTGATGAGCAAGGTTCCCAGCATTGGCGAGGTCGTAAACGTCGAAGGTGAGAACTACACACGACTCGTGTCCGACTATCAGGTGTCAGCCGAGGTCGAGACCGTCACCCACAAGTACCCATACGTCTCTCGCAGCATGCCGAAGAACTTGGCGGGCTGTGAGACTAACAAGAAGGGGCAACCCATCATCACAAGCCGCCGTCACGAGCGGGAAATCATGGGCCGGTACGGCCTGAAGCGGGACTAATGAGCGAAGAAACAACCAACGAAGCCACAGAACCCACCGAAACCCCTGCAACTCCAGAGTTTACGCAGGAAGAAGACGCGGTATTGGACAAAATCCTAGAGTCACGCGAAGAACGGACTGAACAAATCCGTGAATCCGTGCGTACAATGACTGAATCCTCGGACGAGGCTGCTAGTGACCCGACCTTGACACCCGAACGCCAGCGTGCGTTACGTCGAGCGAAGGTCCCTGAAAGCGTCATCGAGAAGTTTGGTGAAGATCCGGCGCAACTTATCGCTTGGGCTGACCAACTTCTTGAAATCCAAGGGAATGTAGACGGATACGCCGAGCGTATGCGTAGTTTGGAAGAGAAAGTCGCATCTCAGGGCAACCAACCCGAAAGTGACACGCGGTCTGCGGAACAAAGCAGCGCACCTCAAGGCGACGGAACCACCGAAGTCTCTCAATCCGAAGCGGAAGAAGGCGAAGCAGCCCCGGAAACCACGCCGGAGCAGGTTCAAACTCAACCTCCAAGGAATGTTGTGGAGCAACTGATCGGTGAGATCACGACTCTGCGAATCGAACAGGCACTCACACCCTTTGACGGGGTTACTGATCAGGAAAGAGTGCAAGTCGTGCAGCGGATGACCGAGATCAACGAGAAGTCTCCGGGTGAATTCAATGACATCGCTAGTTTGGTATCAAAAGCGGTAGGTGATGTGATGGGCGACCTTCCAACTCCGGTGAATCCCGGCCCCTCTGGTCAACCTTCTACCCCACCTCGGGCAGTGACTCGGACAGAACGTCCGACATCTCCTGACGAAGCCGATGATGCAGCGTTAGAAATCATTTTGAATGGTGGAACGCTCGATGATGCCAAACGTGCAGCGATGCGACGATAACGACTGCCTCCCTAGCGGGGGCCTTTTGCACGAAAGCAGGAAATAAAAATGGCTACATCCATTCGCAACTTCCTCGACTTCATGGACGCAACTGGCCCGGTATATCTGACCGGACCCGATGTCCTTATCAATGAAGCGGTGAAGCGTAATTACCTGTTCGGCGATTTGGTTCGTGAAAAGAATCAAGCCATCCAAGGTGGCAAAGAGATCAAAGATGTTTTGATGCTCGATGATTCCTCCACGTTCCAGTATTACCAGCCGAACGAAACTTTCACATACTCAAACCCACAAGTCCTGTCCGACATCACCGCCAACTGGCGTTTCTCGATGGATCACATGACTTTCACTGATGCTGAGATCGAACTCAACGTCGGTGGTGGGTTGACCCGTGAAGCCACCAAGACTGTCTACAAGGATCTCAAGCGATCCAAAGAGCAGCGAATGGTGACCTCCATGGTCAACGGTATGGAAGAAGGTTTGTTCAAGCCTACACAAGGCACTTCCTTCAACGACATGGAATCTTCCACTGGCAAGACTCCATACTCCATCCCAGCATTTATCACTGAGAACTGTGTCCAAACCTCCCTCGACGGTGGTGGGGCTGCTGGTCTCCGTGGTGGTATGCCTATCTGTTCAGACACTGCCGAACACGGCGTTGTCGGTGGAACCAACACCACCATCTTGGGAATCGCCCCCGGCAGCAATGATCGCTGGACCAACGAAGTTGTGTTCTACGATGCAAACTCTGCTTTGGGTATCAACTCTGGTGCTATTGGCGGAACTGCTGCTTCCTTCAACCAGCAGAAGATCATCCAAGACAACACCACTGCTGGCACTTTCTCCGCTGACGGCGCAGCCCTCAACGAGTTTGCTGCAATCAACGTGTACGGCTTCTTGAATTCGTTTGACGAAATGTTCTTGCGTCTTCAGTACCGTCCACCAGCCTCGTTTGAACAATACTTTGAAAACATCGTGTTCAACCGTCAGAAGATTCTTTGCTCCCGTGAAGGTGTGAACCTTTACAAGCAAGCACTTCGTTCGGAAAACGACCGCTTGGTCAGCCCAACTGATGCTGCGTACAACAACCCTGCGTACTCCGGCATTCCGTTGACTTACTGTGCTGAACTTGACTCAGCCAAGATTTTCCCTAAGCACGCCACTTCCGCTGACCCTGCTGGTGTTCACACCATCGCAGAGTACGACGATGCCTCCTTGGACCCCAACGAAGGAACCACCGAGTTGGCAACCAACGTCATCAACCCCGGCGCACGCTACTACTTCATCAACGGTGACTACCTCACCCCGGTTCTGCACGCCTCTCGATACATGGAGAAGCACCCAACAATGCAGCACCCAAATCAACCGTTCACTCACGTTCAGATCACGGACTCGTGGTACAACGTGGTTGCTAACTCTCGTCAACGTCACGGCATTCTCGCGCCGATGATTACGGCCTAATAGGAAAGGACACTTACTATGGTTAGTATTACTCCTACACAGGGTCCTCTCGGCGCATCCTTTGCCAACGAGGACGTAGTTCTTGTTGCGGACGCGGCTATTACCAAGGGCCAAGTTTGCAAGTTGACTTTGAACACCACTTCAACCGAAGCAGCATTTGAAATTTTCGATGCTGCCGACGTTGCTGTCGTTGCCGACGCTGAAGTTGGCGCGGCTGGTGATTTCAAATTCTTCGGTGTTGCACTGGAAGACATTTCAAGTGGATCTAAGGGACAATTCCGACTCAAGGGTCGGGTTGAAGCC